CACGAGTCGTTGAGTTCTTTGTGCCAGTCCTGGAGGAATTATCAGGAGCGTATGATGGAACAGACGAACAACTTGTCGAAGGATATAACCATCTCACAAGAACGCAGTTACGAAAATTCCGAGACTTTGTCCGAGGACTAGTAGAAGATACCAAGCAACATGCTCAGTCTGCTAAGAAACCTGTAACACGACGCAAGAAAGCAGTCAATCCTGCTACGTTAGTTAAACGTGTCAAGTATATGCCAGCGTTTGAAGATCTAAAACTCCGATCAATCCATCCAACCAAAATGTTGGATACTACTGAGATTTGGATCTACAATACAAAGTATAAAAAGATTCAACGATATGTGTCTGATGGAACAGCGATGTCGGTGAAGGGAACTAGCATTGTTGGGTTTGATCTGAAGAAGTCTGAACAGTTTACTCTACGTAAACCTGAAGAATTCTTCAAAGGATTGTCTATTGGTAAACGTGCTCTCGCTGGTGCGCTTAATAAACTTAAAACAAAACCTTCCGCAGTAAATGGTCGGTTGAATGAACACTGTGTAATTTTGGGAGCATTTTAATGATACTTATTGATTATAGTCAGGTGGCACTATCTGCCATTCTGACGTTTCAACGTGAACTGAAAGGCGATGAGGGTGAAGTAAAGAACCTTATTCGCCACGCAACAATTTCGGCTATCAAATCCTTCAAGAAGAAGTATGGTGCAGAGTATGGCGAAGTGGTCATCTGTGCTGATGGTCGTAAGTACTGGCGACGAGAAGTCTTTGAATACTACAAAGCAAGTCGCAAAAAGAATCGTGATGCATCTGATCTGGACTGGGGATTGATCTTTGATACTCTGTCTGAGATGCGTGATGATTTCGCTGAGCACTTTCCATATCGAGTAATGCATATCGAACGTGCTGAAGCAGATGATATTATCGCAACATTGGCTGAATGGACGCAGGAGAATGATTTAGTACAAGAGGGTTTGGTGTCTGAACCACAACCAGTCTTGATTCTCTCTAGCGACAAAGACTTCAAGCAACTACAGACAAACGCAAATGTTCGTCAGTGGTCACCAATGCAAAAGAAATATATCACTGCTTCTCGTAAGGAGATCGATGACTACATTGTTGAGCACATCGTAAAGGGTGACACTGGAGATGGTGTTCCAAATATTCTCTCTCCTGATGATATCTTCTTGCAAGAGGGTGTCCGACAGCGTCCTGTGTCAAAGAAGCGTTTGTTGGAATTTCAAGAGAAAGGAAAAGACGCATGTCGTGATGAACAAGAGAGACGCAACTGGGATCGTAATGCTAGGTTGGTCAATTTCTCTCACATCCCTACTGATCTCAAAGATGAGATTGTGGAGGCATACATAAGTAGTAAGCCAAAAGGGGACAAAATGTCCATTATGAATTATTTAATTGAACATCGTTGCCGACTATTGTTGGACGATATTGAGGAATTTTAATGTTAGACTTTTTGAAAAATAGGGGTAAAAAACCTATTGTATTGGATTTTTATACTTGCGATCCAACAGCATATGAATTCTATAAACCTCAACCAAGTATGAAGTTTGCTCCTGAGAACTGGAAAAATATGCCATCCGTGATAACACAACCAGCAAACAATCATCCATATTCTAAAATGCAGGTTGAACAATCTACTATGAAGCGGTGTAATGGTCTTACCAGACTGTTCAATAATGGATTTGTTATTCCAGCATGGGTTGATATGCAAATTGAAATTATGGAAGATGGTAATGTTATTACCCACTGTGCTCATGACATAAGATTGCTAGAAGGTAATACGCACCATCGTGAATTGATGTGGAAGGGTTTATATGATCAGTGGGCACATTATAAGATAAACAACACATGGTATGTATTTTGTGATGAAGAAGTAGAGTTTATGCAAACTGAATGTACTTGGAATAATACTGAAGAAAAACATAAGTACCGTATCGTCAATGGTGTTGTTGAATTCAAATATCAACATGGCACTCATGTTAATATGTTTACAGTACCTAACAATGTGATTAAGTTCTCTGCTGGAGATCCTCTGTCTCAGTGGATCCCTTTATCTGATCGCCCAATAAAAATGAACTATCATCTGGTTAATCAGATTCCTGGACCAAGAAATTCTACATATACAAGAATATACGCACACAATCGTAAAACGCAAAAGGAAATAGAATCTAAAAGTAAATCGAAATGTCCTTTTGGATTTGGGAGTAAATGATGGACGAAAAAGAGTATAAAAAATTGTTAAGGGAACAAAATTCAGGATTGAGTCAACTGTTTCCATACCCAATATGGATAGCACACCTAGATCTTGATGATAATGAAGATCATAAACAAATCCAAGAAGAACTTCTTAATGTTTATGATGATCTTAAGAAAAACAATATATTTGGCAAACGAGAAGGATGGGAAGCAAGACACCAAATTTCTGATCCAACATTCCAATATAATCTACTAGAAGACTACAAATGTGCTAAGTTTGTTGTTTGGTTAGCGCAAGAACTAGAAAACTATCGTGTAGCTGTGGGTGCTCCTGATCTTGAGTTTGATATCGAACACTCGTGGATGACGAATACACGAAAGGGAGAATATGCTTCTACACACTCACACGGTAAACATCATATATCTGGTGTTTATTATGTGAAAACGAACAACAAAGATGGTAATTTCTATTTTATGAATACCAATTCTAGTCTAGAGAATAGTCACTTTTTTCACAAATACATTAATGCTCTAGAAATTGCTCCAGAAGAAGGCAAATTAGTTTTGTTTCCCTCTTCTATGCTACATGGTGTTAATGGAAATACTACTGACCATGAACGTGTTAGCCTTTCTTTTAACATTACAACACATATACCATTTGTTCAAGATTTATCTGATGGTAACTTAAATCCATATCGTGACAGACGTGTTAGAAAAATGCAACAAATGAATAGAAAACCGCTACCATCAAGGGCAATTGAAGATGATAAAATTCAGTTGTCATTTGATTCTGCTGAAAAATTTAGAGAAGAATGGCGAAAGAGAAAGAACAAAAATGATAAACAAGATTAAAATTATTGAAAACTTTCTCCCTGAATCTTGGCATGAAGATTTACTATTCCAGTCTAAAAATATTTGGGGATGGAAACGTCATGAGTGTACTGGATTCAATGATTACTGGGATGACAGTACATGGGATCAGGGGCAATGGGTCGCAGAATTTCTTTCTGTAGATATGGAAAACAATGTTGATCGTGGAATGAATATCAATCACCATGCTTCACTTGCTCCATTACAATTTATGGTTAATGAACATCTTGAAAACTTTGAAATTTATAAACCTATCAGAGTCAAAGCGAATACATTAACCATTAGACCAGATGCTCCAGTGGGTAGTTATAACTCACCACATCATGATGCAACAGATTCTTGTGTTTCATTTTTGTATTACTTAAATGATTCTGATGGAGATACAGTATTTTTTGAAGAAAATGTGAGGGATCTTCCACCATCAAAACTTATACCTGAAAAGTATAATGTGAGGTTAAGAAGTACCCCAAAAGCAAACACTGCTGTTATTTTTGACTCTAGCATATTTCATGCATCGTCGCAACCTAGAGAGACTTCTAGCAGAACAGTGATAAACATAGTTTATGAAGTTAAATACAAAGGAGAAAATAATGAAAGCAAGACGTGAATACGTATCAGTGATGTTGGAGAAGATCAATAATGATCCAGCCATTATTACTGATTATGCTGGAGATGCGGTGTTAAAGGGAATCTTTGAAAACGCATTTGATCCAGAACTCAAGTGGAGTTTGCCTGAAGGTGAACCACCATTCAAACCTACCGATGAACCTATGGGTATGACACCAACGAATCTGTTTCAAGAGATCCGTAGGTTTTATATCTTCCGTCGTGAAGATCTCAACAATCTTCGTAGAGAATCACTATTCATTGAATTGATTGAAGGTGTGCATCCAGAAGAAGCGAAGATATTGGTCGCAGTGAAAGACCAAACTCTCACTGGTCTATATCCAAACATTACGGCTGATGTAGTGGCGAAAGGGGGATTCATCTCTGAGGAGGTGGCGAGTCGATTTCAACCCCAAAAGAAGGGTAGAGGGCGACCAGCAAAAGTGGCATCCGATAGTTCTGAAGTTGCAAAAGAACCAAAAAAACGTGGGCGTCCTCCAAAAAGCGTTGAATTACCTGCGTAAAAAAGTGCTTGTCTTGCAATAAAAGATGCGGTATAATATACTGTAAATTGGAAAAGGGATACATTATGAAAAAAGTGATAGCAATCGTGGTGGCATCTGCCCTTCTGGGTGGGTGCTCTACGTTCGGTAACAAAGATCCTATTGAAGATGTGAAGTTGAATACCACAGAAGCAGAGTTTCTTACCGAAAATGGTGGTTTGGAGATTGAGTTTACTGACAAGGGTGAGTGGGTTAAAATCACCTCGACTGGTATCGCTCAAATTCAAACAGATCGAATCAATTCTACTGAGGAAGCATTTTCGACTGCAGAACTTAGAGCAAAAGGTCTCATTGTAGAGTTTATTGCACAAGACGTAAAATCTAAGAAAACAGTTGATGGTATTGCTCAGCAGTATTTGAGTGAGAATGCTGGGGTTGATCCAGCAAAGGGTGACGAAGTATCACGAAAGGTTACTGAGTCTATCTCTTCAGACGCACAAACGATCTTGAGGGGAGTGACATACGGTGGACGTGACTACAACGAATCTTCACGTATGGTTTCAGTTGAACTGGTGATTACAAAATTGTCAGTAACTGCTTCCAAGAAGATTTTCTTTGATATGAAGGTAGGTAAAAAATGATTAAGTTATTGGTTGGCTTAGTACTGGGTTTCGCTGTCGGCACTTGGGGTATTGATTACACTGTCGACTTAATGAAGGATGGTTTGGATAAAACACGAGATGCTATCCATACCGCAACAGAGAAAGTAGACAAATGAAAAAACTTCTACTGGCATCTGCAGTAGGTCTATCATTACTTGCATCCACTGCAACAGCCGAAATCGTAAAAGGTGTAGGATACGGCAAAGATTTTGAGAGTGCTCTGGCACGTGCTAAGATCAATGCTGTTGACCAATTCAATGGATCATGGATCGTTAGTGACAAGCGAGTGTTCGATGGTGAATACTCTGAGAGTCAAAAAGAATATTCAGGTGGTCGTATTGGCTACTATGAAGTTCTTAGTTGGGATGGTAACAAAATCGTTATCAAAGCAGATGTCCAACCACAAGACAATACTGTAATCTCAAACAGCCACAAGATTGATGAGAAAGTCAAAAAAGATCTGGACGCTGCAATCAAACATCAAAACAAAATTGATGGAGCGTACAAGCATCTTCAAGACTCAAAAGAAGCATTCAAAGTAATCGTAAACAAAACAGAATATATCCCAAATGGTGATACAGTTATCGTCCATATGGATATCGAAATCGTCTGGAATCCAAAGTGGTTATCAGATTCAAAATCTTTAGCAATCACAATCGGTAAAGAAGGTGAAACTTCCTACGGTGTTCA